CAATTACGCCCAGGTAGACAGGGTAGGTATTGCCAGCCCACGTTGCTTGAATTGCCACCGGCATCCGAGGGGCGATTTGATGCGTGTTGTTGAAGAAGCCGTCTCGGTTGTTGAGCGTCATCTTCAGAGTCGCCGCTTCGACACGATCGAGGTAGTGCTGCTTGCCGGTGCGAGTGGAGAAGTCTCGGACGTACTTGCCTACATAGGTCCAGTTTGCGTCAGATTGTTGCGAGGATGGGAGGGCGTGGTAGGGGAAGGTTGCGAGGTTGGTGATACCGAAGCCAATCCATACGTCGATGACTGGAAGCGATGCGATGGTGGTCATCGGAGCCTCCGCTTCGTCGTAGGTGCTGGCTTCTGTTGCTGAGCCGTGTGTCCGTACAGGTTCCCCATCGAGCGTACCTGTTTCGTCTGCGAGATGCGGATGGCCTCAGCGACGGCCTTGATGAAGGCAGGGTTTTCCACGAGCTTTCGAGCAATAGTCGTAAGGTCAATTTCGACTTCGATGTCGAGAGCGTCTGGGCGAGCAATCTCGTCTGATGCCATTACTTGACCGTAGCCTTTAGTGTGACCTTCGTCTTGCCTGCGCCAGCAGTGGGGCTGAGCGCTTTATTAGCGCCAGAGCCAGGAACGAATAACGACTGACCGTTGCCGAGGTTGAGGTAGTAGCCGTTTGATGGGTAGGTGCCGGTCATTGGCTTGCCCTGCGGAAGATACGAGCCCGAGGAGATTTGCCCTGCTGCGCTTTGCACTTGCCCTGGAATGTTCATAAGGGTCTTGGCAACGTAGGCCGCGCCGACCACGCCGACGAGAGGAGGGACGAGCTCAGCAAGAGTGGCGGCTGGCAGTTTGTTCATGATGCCCTTGACGATGCCGGTTTTGCCGCCTGCAAGTTCGCCGATTTCGACGGTGCCTTCTCCGACCATCGCCGCAGTGTTTGCAGCGATTTCCGTGAGCAGTGAGATTTGGGTGACGGCCTGCTCGCCAGTGACGACGGACTTGACCCCTCCGGCAATCTTGCCGAGACCCCCGAACAGTTTGCCGAGGCCCGAGGCAATCTTGAACACGACAGCCGAGGCGAAGATGCCGATGGCAGTGTCGGTGGCAATCGTGCGCACGATGGGGTGCTTGTCGGTGTATTTGACCGCACTACTCACCCAGTTGGCGACTGCCGCCACGTCAGGGAGCAGGAGAAGCCCGAAGCCGGTCAGGGCGTTCTTGGATTGCGTCTCTAGTTGCTTGAGTTGGAAGTTCAACTGCTTTGAGGTGATGCCGAACTTGATGCCGAGGTCAGCGCCGCTCGATGCTTGGAGCGTCTTGTTCGCCTGTGCCACCTGGTTGAGGTTTGTGGCGAGGGTCGAGACGAGACCGATGGAGGCAGGGCCGAACGTGTCCTTGATGAGCGTNTTCATGGGGATGCCGGTCTTGCGTGACTGCGTTTCCAGCATCTTCAGCACGTCCACGAGGCCAGTGCCAGGCTTGCGAGCGGTGGCGGCCAGTTGCTCAGCGTTCAGCCCGAGCGCCTTCATCTGCTTCGCCGAGGCAGAGGTGGGGTTCTCCACCTTCTCTAGACCCGTTGCGAGCGAGGTGTAAGCCTTCGCAGTACCGAAGCCAGCCTGAGACGCTACGGACGAGACTGAGGCCATCTCAGCGAGGTTTAGGCCAGCAGCAGCGAGTGCGCCTCCGACCTTGCCACTGAGCACGCCGGTCAGTTGCTCCAGCGATCCGACATGACTCTTGTTCGCTTGCACGAGCAGGTCAGAGATGGCAGCAACGCTCATCCCCCGAGCGATTTGCAGGCGCTGGATGGCGACGACGGACTGAGTGGTCGAGACCACATCCCCACCCGTGATGGCTGAGGCCTTCGCTGCGGCGTTCACGAGGTCGTAGGCAGCCTTGCCTCGATAGCCAGCCTTCTCCACCTGGAGGAAGGCGTTGCCGATGTTGTCCGACGAGATGGCGGTCTGGCTCGAGATGTTTAGGATGCTCTTCTTGAGCGAGTCCACTTCAGCAGACGTTGCGCCCGACTGGTTCTGAATCTTGTCGAGGACATCGTTGAACTTGAGAGCCTGATCCACTGCGTAGCCAGCGATTGCCCCTCCGAGACCGATGACGGCGGTGGAGGCTTTGCTGGCGAACTTGTTGAACTTGGTTGAGGAGGCTTCGGCGGCGAGGCCGAACTTGCCCATCTTCTCCTCAGCCTCGGTCATCTTCGCCATGTATTCTTTCGTGTCAGCGAACAAAGTTGCGATAATTGGGCTGAGCATACCCATAATTTACTCCTGAGCCTGATTGAAGAGACGGTGGGCGAGTGCGTTGAGGCGCTCTGATGCGTTTTCCACGCCCATCGCCATGAAGGGGAAGGCTGGCGCAGAGATGAAGCGTGTGCCGAACTCGACGAAGGGTGCGTAGTCCATCGAGGGGCCGGTGCCGGACTCCCAGCCCTTGCCCGACTGACGGACGTACTTGCGAGAGATTGAGCTGCGCAGGTTGCCGGTGCGGATGGTGGGGTTGGGGCGCTGGGCTTTGTAGGGGCCGGTGCCCTTGTAGTAGACGTGGCCTGACTTGGAGACGGTGCGAGAGCCACCAGGACGAGCCCTGAACTGTTCCTTAGCACTATCGCCGATGATGTCGGCTCCCTCGGTGACGAATTGACGAGCGGCGAGGCTCATCTTCTCCATGTCACGCTTGAGTTGGTCGTTGAACTCGGGGATTCCTGAGACGATTACCCTAGCCACGCTCAACCTCTCTAAAGACTTGATCTATTGCCAGCAGCCAGTCCGTCACCTGCCGAGGCTGGTCGAGGAACTCCTCGTGCGAGCCTCCGAGGGCTTTGCGGAAGCGGTACTCACGAGTGAGGTCGGACAGTTCAGCGTCCACCTCAGTCGTCTTGCCCTCGAGCGCCGCCTTTAGTTTGCCGAGGCGACGGTAGGGGCTTTTGGGTCGGTGTCAGGCTCCGTGTTGATGCCTGCGCCGTTGAACTCATTACCACATCCCTCAGCGAGTGCGTCGAACGTGGCCTTAGGCAGGTCGAGCACCGACTCAAGGGTTGGCAGGTCGCCCAGCGTCCACTGCTTGACGAGCCCGACGATGAGCTCAGCCTGGTAAGCGTCCATCGCCTTCACCTGGTCATCCGACAGCGTGCTGTACGCTCCCCACGTCTCTGGCTTCGTGTCATCGAATCCGAGGGAGGCGAGGTGTGCAGCAACACTGGCGGCTGACAGGTACGCCCGAGAGATGGAGCGAGTTGTGCGCTCGCTGATTTCGTCTCGGGAGGCGATGACTGCTGACTGGTTGTTGGGTAGTTGGATGATTGGCATTGTTCCCCTTCTTTCTTGCTTAGTAGGCGGCGGACTGTCCGTTGATGGTGACTACCTTGATGGGCGAGTAGCCGGTGGCAGCGTCGGTGGCGTTGGCGTTGGCGGTGAACTCCACCTCAATCTCGGTGAACTCCTTGCCTCGGGTGCGCTTGACGTTGTGGAACTGCGCAGTCGTCATGGTCAGGGCCACTGAGTGCTGGGTGCCACCAGATGCGTCGTTGGGGTCGGTCAGCGTGATGACAATGGCCTGAGGTGAACGGGTGAGACCGTAGGCGCTCGAGCCGGTGGTGAACACGTCAGCGTTCGTAGCCACGACGAACGTGAACTTGCCCGTCACTTCGATGGGGCCAGCGAACAGGTCGTAAGGTGCCTGCGTGCCGAGGGTGTAGATCGCCTGCGTCTTGCGGTTGATGGTCAGGTCGCCGGTGGTGACGTTGGTGTACGTCGTGCCACCGATGGAGACCGTCGTGTCCCATGCCGGAATCAGGTGCTCTGAGCTCAGGCTCTGCGAAGCGAAGACGGTGGGCGCTGAGGTGTAAGAGGTGTAGGGGTTCGCTAGGTACTTGATAGTGGCCTCGGCTGCGGCTTCTGCTCCGAAGGTCAGGGCGAGCGAGTCGGCCTGCGATGCGGTGGTGGTGAAGTAGTTCGCACCGTCGAAGTCGAGGATGGAGTAGGTGGGGGGCTGCGAGCCGGTTGAGGCTGAGTTGAGCACCTTGATGGTGTGTGTGTAGGCGGTCGAGCCAGTCACCGTGTCAGCGCCACCGAGGATGGACTGAGCGAGCACGGGGAAGGTGTCGGCGAAGAGAAATGACTTAAATTCCAGTTCGTCGTGACGTACGCCGGCCACTTGGTCATAGACCGTCGTGGGCGAGCCACGGAAGGCTTCGTCACGGAGGAACATCTGCTGAGGAGTAATCTGCGGAGTCGAGACCGGAATCCACGAAGGCGTGCCAGTCGTAGGCAGGGTGCCTGAA